GCCAAAGTTAGGAATAGAGGTTGGAATCTCAAGATTAAGACTAATATGATCATCCCCTAGACCACCAGGAACACGAGATGATTTAAAACTAATGGTGTCACTCTCACAACCACCAAGGAATGTCAAGGTGTCTGGAGCAGCATTGGGATTACCCACTAGACTAATCCCATCATATTCCCAAAAGTCTTGGGGGTTTCCTTCACTAATGTTTGAGCTCATAATTCAAAAGTCTTTGTTTAAATGTTATCAGAATTCAATGTTTTTGTCAACCTTTTCATCAATTGAAGTTAGATCAAAATCACCATCAACTTTGTCATAGAGTTCAACAAATGAAGACTTAGTTTCATCATCAAATCTGTTGAGACAGACTTGAATTGACTTGGTCTTATCATCAAAGATCTTATAAGCATTGACAATGTGGACAAGACGACGAGTAGAAATCACTTCATCAATTCCACCATCATAGAAAGTCTTACGAATGATGTCTGCCCAATCAACCAAATGACTGACAAATTTATCATCATCACAGATCTTACTCAAGATCTTAGCCTCTGTGGTAGGAGTAGGATAAGACTGCTCAAAGGTCACACAGAACCTTTCTAGGAAGGCTTCATTGAGAATATTAGTTCCAATAAAGCGACCGTCATCGCTGCCTTTACCTTTAGTATTTGCAGTTGCAATAACATTGAAACCTTGTTTAGGGTGAATAAATTTACCAATCTTTTTGAGGAAGACACCTTTACCTTCCAGAATGGATTGAAGACACAAAATCTTATTGGATGCCAGGTCAACCTCATCTAGAAGCAACACAGCTCCGCGTTCCAGAGCCTCGATGACGGGTCCATTATGCCAGACAGTTTCGCCATTAACAAGACGAAACCCACCAATAAGATCATCCTCATCAGTCTCGATGGTAATGTTGACACGGATCAGTTCTCTCTTAAGTTGAGCACAAACCTGTTCAACACAAACCGTTTTACCATTACCTGAAAGTCCTGTAATGAATGTAGGGTAAAAAAGATTGGACTTAATAATCTTTTTGATATCATTGAAGTTACCAAAAGGGACGAAGGTATCATCTTTTTCTGGAATAAGATTTTGTTCAACTGCAGGCATTGCAGATGGTGCCTGATATTCTTTCTCTAGTTTTTCTTGTGTGGTAAGGTTCCACTTACCACGACCAGTTTTATAATCATTCAGTTTTTTAGATGCAGTTGGATAACTGACATCATTCATTGTACACCATGCACGAAGGTCACCAGAGGTCACAACATCACCATAAAGGTCTTGAAGTGAGGAGACCAGAGTTTCAGTAGACAGAGCCATGGACAGCGTTGTTTTGTTATCCTTATTATAAGACCCCACTGGCTGTTCACCAGTAGGGTTATGCCAGTTATGAAACTGGTTTAGCACACCAAATCCATAAACTCACTTAACACTTTTTTATTTAGTGCTTTAGATCGTAAAGATTTTGTGAAGGCAGATTTGATTTTTGCTTTTGATGCATCGTCATCAACATCAAATTCAACATTTTGATTGAGTGTGTTATCCATAATAACAAAGTAAGATTGATAACCAGAGTTACCTTTGATGACATAACTCTTATTCTTACGTGACTTCTTGTAATCATCTTCAGAAATCATTCCATCATAACGACGAATAATGGAACCAAAATCACGAGAGTTTGCAATTCTAAATCCAATGAAGTTTACGTCTGGAAATGTTTGTTTTAAATCAAGAAGAAGAGTTTGAGTAAATGACCAATATTGTTCACCCAGATTATAAGTAAACCCAGTGTTACGATTACGAAGATAGGAATTGTGAGTCATCACATAAAAACAACCCATAAAATCTTTATCACCACAAGTTCTCTTCACATTGGCCTTGAGAGGATGAGCTTCACCATCAGTTAGAATCACACACTGAACTTTTTGAAGTTTGTTTTGTGATTTGAATTGAGGAATTAAACTGTGAAGAACAACTAGACTTTCATTTAATGGAGTTCCAGAAAGATTGAGTTGAGAAGGAATTGAATAGCCACACAATTTTTTGAAGTAATAGGAAAGTCTCCAAATCGTTTTCATTTGTTCATCAAGATTTTTCTTATTGACTTTATGAGTCAAAATGTTCATAAGAACAAATGCGTCTTGAATAACAAATTCATTTTCAATTCTTTCAGAAACATTCAAATTACCCTCAATAGAGTGTCTGAAGTTGTTTGAGAATGCATAAACTTCAAATGGAATGTTGACCTTAGAACAGAACCAAACAATGTTAAAAAGTTGTTTGATTGTGTCTTCCATAATGTCACCCATTGACCCAGACCAATCAAGAATAAAGATTAGACCATGATTCTTTCCATCAGGAATAACATTTACTTTCTTGAAAAGATCTTCATTGTACTTGTAGGTGTGAAGTTTAGAACAATCAAGAAGTCCAGTTTTAGAAACAGAGGAACGAAAATAAGCATCAGCAGCTTTCTTACTCTCAAACTCCTTTACCAAGTAGTTGACTTCTTTTTGTGCTGACTTCTTGTAGTTATGATACTCCTTATCAACAAATGAAAACGAATTAAGTTGATGTTCATCTGATGTTACTTTCCACCAATCATTGATAAGTGAATGAATTTCAGTGCTCGAGATAATCACATTGTCAAGATTAATCTTAGGAATCTCATAATAACCAGAAATACCAGGAGCAGTTTCAGAAGTCAGACTCTGTGCACCTTGATTGAAGAGATCATCAGTCTCAACATTGAGATCATCATTGATGGATGAATTAGAGGTTTGACTCTCACCTTCAGACTTTGTTTCAATGTCATTAGTTTCACCATTCTCTTCTGTCTCTTCTGAATTATTATTTTGATTCTGTTGTTCGTCACCAGAAGTTTGTGAATTATCTTGTTCTGATGTATCAGGGTCTTTGTTACTATCAAAGTCAACCTGATCTTTACATTTTTGATGAAGAATCTCAGCAGCAAGAACTGAATCAGAGAAAGTCTCACATTCAGAAATCATTTCAATAATTTCTTTCTCATCATCAGTAAAAGGAATATCAACAAAGTGTCCAATCTTGAACTGAAGATTGACACGGTCAGCAAGATTCATCTTTGAGAGATCACGATCACTCAACTCAAAGAAGTCGTCTTCACTCAGTTCTTTATAACCACGATAAAATGACTTACTGATTCCACCATACTTACGTTTCATCAGTTTCTCAATACGTGCATCCTCAGTCACGTTGACAAACTGACGAGGAACCCTGTCCTCCCAGTCCCATTCATTAGGAGTAAAGAGTGCATGACCCACTTCATGGGCAACCAACATGTCATAAACTTCACTTGATGCTTTGTCCCAAAGTGGAAGTGTCAAAACTCTGGTCTCAACATCAAAACAAGCAGTTGGAACTTTTTTATTTTCAACAACTAAATTCTCAGTGGCAAGAAGTCGAGCCAGTTGTGACTTGATTTCGTAGTTGACAGGCATGGTGGGTCTTTCTTTTGTCCTTATCTTACACGCCATCAGGTGGTTTGTGGAATGAGCACTACCACTTATTTAATTGGCATAACTAGACCCCTCTAAGTAGAAACACTCAGAGGGGTCTTCAGTGGTCTATTCCTCCTAGGTCAGTTAGTGGTCAGAATGTGTCTACAAAATCTTTTGGCGTCATGGTCAATAATGTCACATTCTGAGATGCACTGAAAATAATCAGAAACTTGGTCGTACTTATCCTCCGTAGTTGATTGGTTTTCCCATTCCCAGGTTGAAAGTTCATTATAAGAAACAAGGTTTTTCATGGTAACCTCCATTCACATACTATTATTTACACAAAACACATGAGATTTCAAGTGTCTCTTTAGAATTCTTATTGTGTCAAGGGTATCAATATTATAACCCCTTTCTTCGGACTTGTTTAAGGTGATTACTCCTTCTCTTTCTTTCTTCCTCTGTAAGATTGAGTTTGGTTCCGAGTTCCAATCCTGGTGTTAGACCTCTCTTGTGTTTCGGTAATCTCCCTCTTACAAATCCTTCTGGTTGTTCTTCCTGGTATTTACATTCAACACCATTATTCCACCACTTCTTATTTTGAGTCCAGGTATTCTTACCTTTGTTTGACTCACTAATCTTCTTAGACCATTCTTCCATCTGTTCTGGTGTTCTATGTCTCTTTACACCAGATTGAGATTTAGACATTCTTTGTCTTGAAATATCAGAGTGTCTTCCACCCTCTCCACCTTCTTTCAGGTTGTATTGAGGGTTCAACCACCTGATATAGTGTCTTTCCAGTTCGTTAATATCATCATCTTCTCTCACTTCTTTGAGAAGAATAATAGAGAAGTTTTCCGTCCCGTGTTTCTTCATCGACCAGTGAAAGTAATCCTTTGGTGAGACAGAAGAAGATTTGTGTGTAGAAAACCTATATCCAATCGTTCTTTCTG